GCTTCATACGAGCCGTAAACGTGTCCTTCAAGAGACATGGTGAATACCTCCTCGGTATCTCATAAACAAAAAACCCGCCAGGTGGCGGGTTCGTGGTTGTCGCGGGCGGGCTGTTACAGGCAGCCCTGGTCCTGCAAGTTCTTGGCTTGTGCGGGGCTCAGCAGCACCTTCTCGCCGGCGGCTTTTTCCTTCCCGCCGTCGATGATGGGCTTTTGCAGGGTGTACTCGCGGCGCTGGGGTTTTGCCTCGGTTTTGGTGTCGGTGTCGCTCATGGTGCCTCCAGGTTTTCAACAAAAGTGATGGTGAGTGGAAGGATAAAAAAACTGGTGATGTACTGGTCGTCCGGGGGCCGGCAAATGCCACCGCCCACGGTGATCTCCACCACCTTCAACTGCCCCCCCAGCAGGTAGTTGGCGTCCGACTCCTTGCGGGTGCGGCCCAGGGCCAGCTTTACGTCACGCAACAGGGCGTGGGGGTTGTCGGTGGGGTGGGCGGATTCGTAGGCGGTAAAGCCCGTGAGAAACAGCTCCCAGGCGCATTGCCGGGTGGGGCCCCGGTGGGGCGATGCCAGGCCCTCGGTTTTCGGGGCTTCGAGAATGGTCACCACCGGCAGTTGCTTCAGGTCGTTGTCATCCAGCCGGCCCCGGCCGCGCATTACCGTCACGTTGTGGTCGTAGCCGTTGGCCACGGTAATGTCTTCGAGCAGGGCGGTTACCGCCTCCAGAATTTTCTGGCGGTGCGATTTGACGGGCATGGCCCCTCCTGGTTATCCCCGGCCAAACCGGGCGTTGAACAGTTGCCGGTAGCGGTCGGCCACAAAGCGGTTCACCTTGGGGAGGATGTCGTCCGCCACATCGCTGAACACCTGATTGACGGAAGGCCCATACAGCAGCCACACCACCCCGTTGTCGTCGGAAAACAGCCGCACGGGCTTGTAGGCACGCTCCGGCTTCGGCCCCTTGGTGCGCAGCGCCACCCCCCGGTTGCCAAAGGCGTTGTCGCCGGCCTTGAGGGCATTGGTCACAAACGCCCGGTTGAACCGCTTGGCGGCCCCCTTGCGCTGCACCTTCACCGTCACGCCCCGGCCCTTGGGCCCCACCGCGGTGATGAATGCCCCAAGGCTGGTTGGCCGCTGGCGGGCGGTGAGGCGCGCCAGGGGCGCCGTTGGCGTGGCCCGCTGGATAATGGCAAACCGCTCCGGCAGGTCGAGGTAGCCGGGCGGGAAGTTCACCTGATCAAGGATCGCCTCGCCCCCGGTCTTGCGGGCGTAGTCGATCCCATCGTTGATGGCGGCGGCGGCAATATCCATGGCCGCATCCCCGGCGGCGGTCAGCAGATCGCGCACCCCCTCCAGATTCCCCTCCGTCAGCTTCATGCTCAGCATCAGGCACCCACCACCACCGTCACGGTGTTGATGTCCGGCGGCATCACCTCGGCAATGCGCACCGTGCCCTTGGGCGTGGTGATGGCAATGCCTCGGCTCAGGGTGTTGCCTTCCAGGTCGTCCAGCAAAAACACCAGCCGGTCGTCCGTCACGATGGCCTGGGTGTAGCCCTCCTCCCCCACCACCGCGCCGGCCCGGTGGTGCCGGGCGGCAACGGTCAGCGGGTTGCCGGGGAGCTGAATCGTCACGGGTATGGCAAAGGTCTCGTGCACCTCGGCCTTCATTGCCGCCAGCTCGTCGCGCCAGGTCATTTACGCACCCTTGGGCTTGCGGCCACGGCGGGGCGCTGCGGGCTCGGTTGCTTCGCCTTCGGGGCTCTCGCCTTCATCCGCCAGGGCGGCGTCGGCGTCAAAGCCTTCGCCTTCGGCACCCCCGGTGTCGTCGCCGTCCGGGGCGGTGTCATCCGCCAGGGCGGCGTCGGCGTCAAAGCCTTCGCCTTCGGTCTCGGCGTCGCCATCGGCGTCATGGTCGTCCGGGTCGGCGTCCAGGTCGCGGTGCAGTCCAGCCAGGGCGGCATCGGCGTCAAAGTCATCGTCCATGTCGCCGGGCTCTGGGGCGATAAGGCCCTCGGCGCGGTAAAACGCGGCCTGCTCAGGGGTCAGTTCGATGGGGTCGCCGGCCTTGAGCGGCTGCCCGCCATAGTTCACCGGGCCAATCAGGGTGTAGGTATCCATGGGTTGCTCCTATGCGCAGCCGGGGCCGATTGGCCCCGGGCGCGTCGTTATAGGTGGTTGTTCGAGGGATCAGTTGCTGGTGATGCCGGGCACCAGAACGCCAGGGCGTGTGCACAACACGATGGGGTTGGTCTGCACCTCGATCTCCACACCCTTGCCGCTCTCGGCAACCTTGGTGCGGGTGTAGAGGGGCACGCCCTTGGTGCCAACGGTCTCCACGTAGTCGGCAGGGCCAAACCGCTCGATAAAGAGGCCAGGCACCCCCACGGGGAAGAACCGCACCTTGTTGGTATCAATGCCAGGGCCGTTGCCATCGTCGGCGCCACGGTAGTTGATCCACAGGATCTTGCCGTAGCGGATGTAGCTCCAGGGGCCGGCGATATTGCTCCACTGCTCCTTCTCGATGAAGCTGTTGCTGTCGCCCTTCACTTCCGGGTGCTCGTGCAGCTTGTCGAAGAAGTTATCGCCACACAGGCCAACCACCGTGGTGTAGGGCGCGGCGCCCAGGGCCGTCTGGATGGTGCGCAGCACCTGGTTGCACAGGGTTTTGATTTTGGTGGCATCGGTGGCCAGCACAAAGTCCACCTGGGTGGGCTCGGCCACACCAAACTCGTCAAACATGTTCCACAGCTCGGTGGTGCCATCGGCATCGAGCACCTTGCCGTTCACGGCGCCCATGTACCAGTTCTCGCGGGTCATCATGAAGTTATCGGCAATGGCACCAGCGCGGGCCAGCACCTCCGCCTGCAACGTCTTGATGGCGGTGGCAGAGCCAAACTCACGCACCCCCAGGATTTCGTCCGCCGACAGAAAGTCATCCACTTGCAGGTGGCCTATAGACAGCCGCTTCATGGTGCGTTTTTCGCTGGTGTGCTTGTGGCCGGGGCCGCCCCGGGCGCTGGTGGGTACCAGCTTCAGCACGCCCTTGATGCGCTCGATGTCCACAGTGAGGGTGTTGATGCCCTCGCTCTGGAACAGCCCCATGTTGCGCAGGGTGCCGGGCAGGTAGGGCCGCTCGTTGATGGCGGCGGTGAGGGTAGAGACCTTGAAGGGGTCAGTGTTGAACACGTCGAGGATATTCATAGGGTAAGGCTCCTAAGCGGGTTTTGTGCACAAAAAAACCCGCCAGTGGCGGGCCTTTGCGAAGAGTGCGAGGTGGGGTTAGTAACCGGCGCGGGCAATGATGCCCCGGGCTTCCAGTTGGGTGGTGCCAGTGGCGATTTGCGCCGGGGTAAAGCCAGTGGGCCAAACCAGCAGGTCGGCCTTCACTTCGGCATCCCGGGTGATAGCCACAGCGCGCTGGGCCTCATCGGTGGCGTTGGTGTCTTCCCACAGAATGCCGATGGCGGTCTGGCTGCCATTGCTGGCATTCGGGGCGTACGCCACATACTGGCCTGGCACGGTGGTGACGGCGATCACAAAGGTGTCGCCCTCGTCAAAGTCCTCAGAGCCATCGGCCAGGGTGAAGCTCAGGTGGGTGCTGGTGAAGGCGCTGGCCACATTGCCGGTGCCCACCAGGTTGCCCTTGGGATCGTGCAGGGTGAACTCCCCGGCGTTGCTGGCTTCCGCGGTGATTTCCAGCAGGTAGTTGCCGGCAAGGGCATTGTGGCCAACGGTGATGGTGCCCATCACGCCGTTGCCCACATTGTCGCCACCCGGCGCGGGCGCGGCGGCGCCGGTGGAAATCCGGCCCAGCACCGTGCCCACCCCCAGGTTTTGCCCCTGGTTGACTACGATTTCATCGCGGCTGCGGGCGCCACTGGCCTCGGATGCAAGAAAGTCGCCGGTGTACCGGCCTTCGGTAATAAGCGTCATGGTCTGATTCCTCTAAAGGGATGACATTGGGGCCACAAAAAAGCCCGCCGGGTGGCGGGCTTGTGGCAGGGTCGGGGTTGGGTTAGTGGCGCTTGTGGGCGCTGTTGAGTGCGCCGTAAATCTTGGCGTGGTCGATCACAGGGGCCTCGCTGGCCACCGCATCGCCACTCTCCCCAGCAGCCACCCCGGCACCGCCGCCGGTCTGCTGCATCCAGTGGCTCAGGCTCTCGCCATGGGCCTCGGGCTTGGTGGCGGGGATGGCGGCCAGAAACTCCTTGGCGCTGTCCACGCTCATGGCCGGGTTCTTGGCCAGGGCCATGGCGGCGGCCTCCCGGCCCTTGGTTTCCTCCAGGGTGAGAATGCCGAGGATGCGGGTGTTCTCCGCCTCGGCGCCCAGGGCCTTGCCCTCGGTGATGCCTTGCGCCTTGGCGGTGGTGGTGGCGGCGTCCATATCCGCTTGGGTGAACATGCCGGTCACTTGATCCCCGGCTTTGGCTTGAGTGGTCATAAAGATACCTCTGTTGATGGTTGAGCCAGAAAGCTCGGAGTGGAAAGAATCAATCGCGTCGTCAACGCTCATTACCTGGTGAGCAAGCCCCATGGCCACCGCCTCCTCGGCGCGCAGGGTTCCCGCCTCGGTGCCGCGAATCACGTCCTCGCCCACCCCGGTGTTGCGGGCCACCATGGCCACAAAGATGTCGGCGATATGGTCGATGTCGGCCTGCACCCTGTCGCGGTCTTCCTTTTCCAGGGGCTCGATGGCGTTGGGTTTCATTTTGCGGGGCGCGCTGCGGATCACCTCCGCCTTCACGCCAACGTCATCCAGGGCCTTGGCAAAGTTCCACAGCACCGCCACCGCGCCAATGCTGCCCACCCCGCCACTGCGGGTGACGTGGATGTTGCCCACCGCGCTGGCGAGGGCGTAGGCGGCGCTGTAGGCGTGGTCGTTCACCACCGCAATGGCGGGCTTTTTGCCCCGGGCGCCGTACAGGCTGTCGGCAAAGTCCAAGAGGCCGCTCACCATGCCGCCGCCGCTGGCAAAGTCCCACACAATGCCCTCCACGTCCGGGTCATCCTGTGCCGCGTCGTGCAGGGCCTTCAGGGCGTCGTAGCCGGTAGCAAAGCTGTAGTAGGCGTGGGAGCGGTGCAGCAGCATCCCCCGCACACTGAGGGTGGCCACCCCATCCTTGAAGGCGTAATGCTTGCGGTCATCCCCAACGCCATAGCCGGGGGCCGACATGGCCCGGGCCATGGTCTCCGTCAGCCGAAACCGCTGGCCGGTGAGTACCCGCAGGTAATCCGCCATGGCCTCGCTGGCCAGCAGGGGCTGGTTGTACAGTTGCCCCATCAGGGCCTCGAAGTTTATGTCGCCCAGGGCCGTATCGGCCCCTGTGATCAATTCACCGTGCATGGTCATACCTCGGCCCTCACCCGGTGGCGGGGCTTGTGGGTGGCTTTCGGGGCGTCGCCGCCCTCGTCATCGTCGTTGCCGGGGCTGCCAAACTTGCCGTCGCGGCGCCGGGGCTCTTCGTCGGGGTCGCTGCGCACCCCCGCGCTTACCTTGCCGCCCACGTAGTCTAGGGATACGCTCTTCTTGTTGGCGTAGTCCTGCTCGCGGGCCACCTGGTCGATCACCTCGCGCCAGTCCTCGCCGTTCTTGGCGCACACGGCGGCAAAGGTGGCGGTTTTGTTCACCAGCTTCACGCCATCGGCTTGCGCCTCCTTGAGGGGGTCGATCTCCGGGCGGGGGGCCCCAAGCCATTGGCATTGGGTCAGCGCCTCGCGGTTGAGCCCCTGGTAAAACATGCCCCAGTGCCAGCCCACGGGCATGGACTGAATGTCGCCGCGCCGCAGGGCCTCCTCCAGCCACAGGCTGGCAATGTCAGTGGCCAGCTTGTCCGCCACTATGGCGCGCTGGCCCTGGTTGTAGCGGTGCGTCTCGCCCATCGCGGCCCGGGCGCTGGAATAGTTCGTCTCGGTAAAATCCCCGGTAAACTCCTCCACACTCATACCAAAGATCCGCGCAACGTGGCGGTCGAGGCTGCGTTCAAAGCTAAAGCCCACGTTGGCCGACGATGCCGTGCGCTGCATCTTGAGGTGAGTCCCGGGGGGCACCACAGGCACCTTTACCCCGTCCAGCATCAGGGACTTCCCGCCCAGGTAGTCCACCAGCTTTTTGACAATGGCCTCATAGGCGCCGGATCCAACGCCGCCTTCAACCTCCCCCAGAATGGATGCCGCCACGGCTTCGGGCAGGTCGGTTTCCAGCACCGCCGCATACATGGCGTTCAGGGCCACGTTTTGCAATTCCAGGTCCCCCAGCTTGCGGCGCATCCACAGGGGCTTTAAGCCCGCCACCAACTGGCTTACCCCCCGGCTCTGCTCGGTGCGCACCTGGTTGGCCACAAACAGGATATTCTTCCGCCCCCAGGGCTTGCGCGCCCACACGCCGCTCCAGGTGGCGCTCTCCCAGTCGGTGATCATGTCGTTCGGGTGGCTGGCGCGGATCCAGTAGCGCACCACCCGCCCCGCGCGGT